TGGGTCAGCTTTCTCGTATGGGGTTTGGAATGGAGAATGGTTCTCACCTGAGGTGGTTAGGGATCAGCCAGAGAGAGTGGTCGGAATACCTGTCTGTGTTGGGCCTCATGAACTTGAGGATAATGATGGGGTTGTGGAGAGTATTAAGTTTGAGAATGATACGATAATAGTCGATGCTATAGTTGATAATGTGGATAAGCAGAAGGAGATTGAGGATGGCAATTACGTTGGATTTTCTGTAGAGATAGAGGTATTGGTAGATAATGTCAGGCACATTATTAAGAAGATTATGGGATATGATAGAGTGAATATAGTAGCTAATCCTGCGTGTGAGGTGTGCACAATTGCTGATATCGTTCAGTAGTCATATAGTATTAAATAGGATGATTTGCGGAGTGCAAGTTATCAAAAATGATAGGGTTAAGCTAGGTATTAGAATAAACCCTTATTGTGAGATTAGAGGAACTCAGGAGGAGTTAAAGGTATTACAAGAAGAGCTCCTGGGTATTAGTATAACTAGTGCGTTGAGGCCACATTTTCTAAGGATTAGTGGTATTGAAAACTGTCACATGATGACTGGGTTTATTAAAGGGGAGAGTAAGCAATGGTTTTTAGAAGTTGTTAAAAGGTTTAAGAGAGGGGATCATTTAACAAGGAAGGGTATTCTTCAAATAATGGCTATAAGGCCTGTTCCAAAGAATAAGGGGTTAAGGGTTACGTCTGCTGATATTATCCAAACGATAATGGAAAAGTGAACAAGCGGATGGTTTTTGGATAGTCAATACCCCTCATTACCCCTATATATACTTAGTACGCTGATATAGATATAGGTGAAACGTTAATGCCGAATCCGGGTGAAGGCGAAAAGAAAATAGAGGATGAAGCCTATCCCCCAGCTGGGACGCAGCCTGATCCTAAGGTGGCGACTCTTTCCAAGGAGCTCGAAGCTCTCAAGGGGGAGAAGGCACTTTTGGAGAAGGATAATGCAGATCTCAAGCTGAAAGTTGAGGAGCTCTCGAAGAGGCTGTCTGATATCGACAAGCTGGAGAAGGACAAAGTATTGTCTGCAGTTGTCGAAGGAAGGATCGCCAAGGGGCTTTCAAAAGTGGAGGATAAGGACAAGTTAGTTGAACGACTGAATAAGCTCTCAAAGGCAGAGTTAGATATCCTTAGTGAGGATGTCGAAAAGCTGTCTGTTCAGCCTCCGGTTGGAGATCCCAAGCCAAAGACTGCAGGAGTGCAGCCGACCGATGCTGAGCGCAAGCTAAGCGAGGATGATAAGAAGATGAGGGCTTTGCGAAAGGAGTACTTTGGTCACGAGGACCCCTTATAGTTGAGGTGATGTAAATGGCCGTTGGAGAGATTACAAGAGACGGCTTCCCTTACCTCGCTCTAAAGGGTTTGACGAAGACCAATGTTGCTGTTTCTAAGGGTCAGGTTGTGGTGTTTGATACTGATGGCTGGATGCTGTCTACAGATGCTTTAGCCGGACCTCATGGGGTGGCACTGAATACTCAAACGGCGACTGCACTTACCCAGAAGGAGATGAATGTATTAGTTAGGGGTTGTGTAATAGTTGCCAAGGCTGCTGAGGATCAGTTCCAAGGACAGTCTGTTAAGTGGAATGGTACCGCTGTTGCCAAGCTCACGGAAGGTGTAGATAATCTGATGAGCATAGTTGGCACGGTATTAACCACTGCTCTTACAGCTGTGGGGACTGTGGAGATAATATTGTTTCAGTGAGGTGAAAACATGGCTGTTGGAGAAATTACTAGGGATGGATTCTCTTATCTGGCTGTAAAGGGTCTTTCAAAGACTACTACGGCGTTGACTAAGGGAAATGTAGTGATATTTGACACTGACGGATGGATAACTGCAGGAGATGCAGCTGTTGGACCACATGGTGTGTGTTTAACAACTTCTGCTGCCAGTGGGCAGCAGGTGTGTTCTGTTCTTCTGAGGGGCTGCGTCATAGTTTCCAAGGCGAATGAAGCACAGTTCCAGGGAAATGCCGTCAAGTGGAATGCGACTGCTGCCGCGATACTTGTTGAAGATAAGGATAATCTTCAGAGTATTATCGGTACCGTTATTGCAGATGTGGCGAAAGCCGCTGTGACAACGGAGATAGTGTTACTTCAGTGAGGTGAAAATATGGCTGGAATAATTGTTAAGGATAACGTGACTGACGCAATGAAAGCGCAAGTCTTCGTTCAGGAGATGCTTGGTCTCGTAAGGGGCCAGTATAATCTGAGGAAGCTTTGCAGAGTGTTTGACTTAGGCAATGAGATCATAGCACACATTCCCATTGGGACCACTTTGGCTGGGACTGAGAAGGTGCCAGAAAATGTAGAGGCTGGAATTAATGCGGCCTCGTTCACTGATCTGGACTTCGAGTGCTGGAAGAACGTCGTGCATCTGGCAATATCGACTGAGGCTGAGTTAAAGTCTCGCTTCAATATAATGTCGATACAGGTGCAGGATGGAGCCAAGGATCTCGCGCGGATGGAAAATAAGCAGATAGCTGAGATTTTCCCTGCGCTGATAGATGTGAGCGCTGGTAACTGGACTTCGACTACGAACCCGCTGGATGACATAATGCCGACTGTTGCCACCCTTGAACTGGATGGTTTCAGCCCGGATGTCATCTGTATGAGGACCGACGTCTATGGGTACTTCCTTTCCAATGAATGGATTGTAGGGGCGTATCCGATAGGTGCGACGGTTGTGCCTGGCGGCATTATGAAGCTGGGGGATCTCGAGATAATGAGGGATTCCGCATTGGCAGCTGCAACCTGCGTGTTGGGTGACAGGAAAGCGCCTTTCGCTGCGTTGGCGGATGGTCCGACTGTCGTATCTCAATATGATGGTGGAGCGAAGTTCAACAAGGGATATGCTGTCGCTCAGTTTATGCAGCCTCTCTTGGCCAACTCTGCTGGTGCCAGGGAACTGACCGGATGTCTAACCTAAGGGGAAAAATTTCCCCTTACCATTTTTTGGTGGTAGAATGGCGGTCGATGTAACGGTAACAGACGTCAGAGTTGCTCTCAATAACATTAGTATTATTGAGGTGGCGGATGAGACCATACAGCAAAAGATTGATGATATTGCTGAGTGGTTGACTGAGCATGGCTACAATATTGATGTAAGAGCAGCTAGGCGTTATATCCGTTCGTGGGCCGCCCTTCGTTCTTTTGCCATATCGAAGACGTATTCGATGATGAAGCAAGGAGATTTACAATTAAAGAATGAGTGGCAAGTTAAATTAGATGAGTTAAAGAATGATTCTAATGACTCTTGGGCTGAGTTAATCGGTGCTGAGAGTTTCACAAGTGTTTCTACAGCGATGTTTGATAATAGGCCAGCAGATCCGTTGGATACTGGCGATGAGTTAACAGGTGCGGGGACAGAGGAATAGGTGGAAGACCCACTTCACAATTCCCAGAGGAAAACCCTCGAGGGATTTAAATGGTTAGATATTATAGGCATGGCGGTAAGTGGCAACCAATACGTACTGGTAAGACTACCGCTACTGATATTTCTCGTAGTACTGCTTTTACTCCTAAGGGAACGATGAGGAGTATACATGTTGATAAGAGGGATATAGTTGCTGCAGCTAAAGCTGCCACTGATAAGATAGATATGGAGTTAGATAAAGATTTAGCATATGAGCAGGGTTTTGGGCCATATACCGCAGAGTTATTCGGAAGTGAGGGCGCCCAATTAAATAATATGATGAAGGAGCTGGGCCCCGCTGGTGAGAAGGCTATAACTCCTGAGGGGCTTATGGGTACTCCTGGACCATCTAGTGCATGGCCAAGAATGGCAAAGAGTGTATACTCAGTAACCCGTGATATGACTACTACTTACACGGGACAGGCTGAAGCAGTTTTTGACTTTTTGTTTGTGAAGCAATACTTTCAGCAATTGGCATGGGAATGGTCCTATTTGTATGGACCATATGTTGGTAAGAGACCTTCTATAAAACCATTAGATAAGAGATGGGAGGATAAATTTACAGAGAGTGTTCTGGGATTTGCAGTTGAAGTTAGTAGATTATACGAGAAGATGTTTTATGAGAGTGGATATGAACCAAAATGGGAGCAGTTATGCAGGGTGACTATTAGTCTCAGACAGAAAATGCCTATACATACTACTAAGACTGGCACCAAAGGTGGTTGGACATCTATGGGGTTATCAAAAGTGTTAGTACATACTGGTAGTATGGCCGGGTTTAATATGAAAGGAGGTAATAGTGGTAGTAATAGAATTCAACAAATGGGCACTGGACTCAATTACATGGTAATATTAGCACAGGGTGGGGATGCCATCAAGTTTAGGGTCCATGAGTATGGAATGGACATAGCTATTACCAAAAAAATGAGGGGATTTCTTAACAGCCAAGGGTGGCATATAAAGGCAGATAAGAAGTTTATTCATATACCCAAAAGACCTATGCTTAAACCTTTGATTAATAAATTAAAGGAGAAGGCAAAGGATATTATACTTAATATAGGCAAAAAAAACAAGGAAGATATAAAATACTCCTTGGATCAGAAGGTAAGATGGAGAATGACTGAGTATGCCGATTTTAAACTGCAGTCTAAGCAATGGTCTATGCAAGAATATAATATGTATTCGAGATTGCCAGGAGAGGAAAGGTATCAGAAATTGTATGGGCAACCATGGCCATATAACTTTAAACCGTTTCGTGGATTTGCAGGAGTTAGTGCAGAGGGTACAGAAGGGGGTTTCTCTCCAAGTTTGAAAAGTCTTCCAGCTTTTAATGTAGACTGGAGTAATCCTTCCAGCTTTTGATCAATATGGAGGTATAATAATGTCTGAAGAGAAAGTTCAAAGGGTAACGTCTGGTGAGCTAGAGCAACTGAAAGAGGTAAATGGCTTTATGGACATGATCTGCAGAGAAGTAGTTAATATTGAACTGAGGAAGAGCCAGCTTTTGCAGAAGCTCACTATGAAGATGGATTATCAGAATGATTTAAATGTGAAGATAGGGCAAAGATTGGGTATTCCTCAAGGGCAGAAGTTTCAAATCAATATGGAAAGTGGAGAAGTGGTAGTTGGGAATCAAGTAATGATTAATGGAAGGGTGGAAGATGGGCAGTAAGGCATTTAGTATATATCAGGGAGATGCTCTCCAGATTACCTGTAGCGTGACTAATAATAATGGAGAGGTGTTGAACTTAACTAACTATGATGGGATTCACTTTACTGTGAAGACCAATAAGGAATCTCCTACGTTGATTATTCACAAGACGTTGGGTGCAGGGATAACGGTTGTTAGTGCGGCGAAGGGCCAGCTAAAGGTAACTTTATTGAATGATGATAGTAAAGAGATTGAGCCCGGTCTTTATTACTATGAGATTATGCTGGAGGATACCTCAGAGGATTTACAGTATGTGGTTGTACAGGACTTTGTTAAGGTTATAGGAAGAGTGTTAGGGTATCCAGAGAGTGTTCCTGGTAATTTCATAGTGATGGGGAACTTCCAAGTGGGGGTGGATGATGGGTTAGCTAGGACGGCCAAGTTTTTTGCAGATGTAACTGTTGGAAGTCCAACTAACCCTCGAACTTTTACCAAGTATGGTAGTGCGAATATTATAGGGGCAGTTGCGGATGATTATGCTTTAAGGTTGCAGCACAATAGTTCAGCGAAGCCTGTTCTCCTTATTAGGAATGCTGCAAATGATGCTGATTTATTGAAGATACAGGAAGATACTGGATTTACGCTTAATATGGCATTGGGATTAAAGAATATTATATTAAATCCTGTGACAGGGGATGCTTTAAAGATAAACTTGCCGGCGGGTATAACGGGATTATATATTGATGGAGAGACGATACCTCATCTCAATGCGTACCCAACTTTCAAAATAGATTATGCTCGCGGAGATAATACGTCCCACTATGCTGGAGGCGCACTCAATATAAACTATAAAATTGCCGGGACTAACAGTGCATGGGGATCTGCGATTGGTGTATTGATAAATGACCAACATACTTCTGGAATGGCTCAGGCTTTTGGGTTATTTGTTGGTAACCATCCGAGTTGGAATTGTCAATCGACCACAACAATAAATGGTGTCTGGATAAACTTTGGAGAGAGGAATGTTTTTACTGCAGGAAGTCGTGTCCCGACGCTTTATGGTGTTAGATGTGATATTATCATCCCGAGTACGGTTGGGGGAACAAGTGTATCAAGTATATCTGGTGGACAAATCAATATTACAGTGCAAAAAGAAAATTACATGAGGCAACCACGAGGATGGTCGTCATTTAATAGGTATCAAGCTAATCAATATCAGCCCAGTAGTGAGTATGTATCATTCTATGCAGGCATACAAATTGATACTGGTATATCTTTGAACTGGGCGGGAAATTATATTGGACCAAATGGATTGAAGTTTTATACAGCTAGTTTGAATATGTATGATGCTACATGTGTAATTAATCAGAACTTTATCTGTTATTCATTTGCGGCGGTTAGTCCGGGCGGGTCGAATTTCAGAGGAACAATCAATGGAAATTTTGAAACTTTTAATACAACATTTGAGTCTGGAGTAACTGGCTTTATTGCAGTCAATTTGCGTCATAGCATGGCTCAATGGGATATTTCTGCAATAACATTGTCTGGATACGCTGCGGCGTATGACGGCTACATTAATGCAAATGGCAGGACGTTCCCGGTGTATGGTACGAAATTCGATATTGATGGAACAATGGGCGCGGGAGCTGTTTGGAGAGGGCATTATATAGATGCTTCGGGGGTTGTTTGTGGGAGTGGACAGACGTTCTATGGATTACACTACTTCTTTACTGGTATTGGAACTGGTGGCACTATTTTAGGTGCGAAATTTGAAGGGTGCAGTGTTCAAGTAATGGGAGATGGACAATATATCCAGGCACCAGTAATGACAAGTGGTAGTAAGCCAGGAACACCAGGTAAGGGAATGATAATCTTTAATGATACTTCTGGAAAGGGCGAAATGTATGATGGTTCAACCTGGCAATCGATGTGGTAAGGGGTCTCCTTATGAATGTTGATGGGGTGGCTCAAGTAACAATAGAGATAGAGGGAGAGGCCCAAGTGGAGATTGAAATAGAGGGGGTCGCGCAAGTTGGGTGTTAGTCAGATAACCATCTATCAGGGCGACGCTCTTACTATCAATGTTACTATAAAGGATACTGAAGGGGTTGTTTTGAATTTGACTCCTTTTAATGAGATGTATTTCACGATAAGGGAGAATCTAGAGGATACGACTAATATCTTGCAGAAGAAGTTATCATTGGCAGAGATAACAGTTATTAATGCAACAAAGGGGCAAATACAAGTAGAGTTGTTGAATGATGACACCAAAGCACTGTTAGGTAAGTATTATTATGAGGTTACGTTGGAAGACACCTCTGAGGATTTGCAATATGTTGTTGTGCAGGACTTCTTCAAAGTAAGAGATACTTTGGTGATATAAGATGTTTGCAGATTTGGGTAGCGCTTTCATGGCATTTGAGAAAGAATTTACCTTAATGGTTGATGATGAGGGTGAAGTGGAGGAGGATGGTTATGTGTCTAAAAAACCATTTACTGAGATACCCTTCAAAGCGGTTGTACAAACACCGTTGGGTGTAGCTCAATTTCCACAGAATCTTAACCTAGGGATAAATGGAATGAAGTTTGTGGGAGATTATGTGCTGTATCTTAGATTGGGGCAGACTGGAGTACCTACTCTAAAGATAGGTGATAAGATTAGAGATGCGGCTGGTTTAATTTGGAAGTTGCATAGTGTAGAGGATTATTCCTCTTTTAATGTGGCTTTATATGGTGTATCGAGGGTGAACTAATGTTAGGGGCTGAAGCCAAGGTATTAATAATCAAGAACTTACCTAACAAGGTTACTGTACAGGGTCATAGTATAAACACCTTCAAAAGGTACGCTAATCAATATACATATGAGCAATTCCCAGCTATCACTTTGGAATATGATAAAATGATGACTAAGTTGGCAGGTTCATTGGATGATTTTTCTAGGGTGTTGGACCATACTAAACAGCCGTTAACCTATACTACAGGCACTAATACTTATACTTTGGATATCTCCTTTGTATTAAGGATAGATGAAGTTGTGGGTAAAGTAAGTGGAGTGGATTATATCTTCTTACCAGAGGAGTATGAAATGTCTGGAGGGACGCCCCCTTTCTATACTCAGATACATTTCTTAGGGCCAACTTTTCCAGATACTGGAACAACTGCCTATGTGACATATCATCATGCATGGATTAGAAGGTATGTTGGTGGGTGTTTTATAGATGATTTGACAATTAATATATGGGCGAAGGATGTCGAAGTTGATAAACCTGGTGGAAAGAAGGAGTATTTGAATGGAATATTGATAGCGGATCAATTAGCAGAGGATGTTTGGAAATGGTTAAATTATGATGCTGAGGAAGTAGAACTTCCTAGCCCATTTTCCATAAGAAATATATCAGAGGTTGTAGTATTAGATTCACAGATGGTGGGAGAGGAAATTAGGCGGAGACAGATTACTATGGAAGTCGTCTATGTGAATGAGTGGGAGAGGACGATGCAAGAGACTATAGAGACGACAGAACAGGAAGTTACGATAAATCAGTAATGAGGTGAGTAAATTGGTCGAAAGATATGAAGTGTTGGGAAAACGCAACGTCCAGCTACTTCACTCTGGAGTAACCATTTTGAGTGGAGAGAAGGTCGTTGTGGAAGGAGAGACTGAGGAAATGAAGCGAGCAAAGAAGAATGGCTTAATAGACTATGTGGCCGTGGTCGAACCCAAGGTTGAAAGTAAGGTTGTTATCCCCGAGAGTAAGCTTAGGGAAGCGGCTAAAGACCTGGGTGTCAAAGATCATGCTACTAAGCCTATAGTCGATCTTAAGAAGCTCGTGGAAACGAAAGTAGATGGAACGCCAAAGAAGGTGGGTTAAATGCCGGTTGATCCGATAACTGTGGATACGACAATATTAGTGGCTGGAGAGGTTGTACCGAGCTACGGTTCCATTATGCTGATAGGAGAACATGAGGCCGGGAGTTTGGGTGTCAATGCAGTGACTAAGTACAACTCTATTGTGGATGTGGTGACTGGTTGCGGCAATGCAAGCAAATTGTATAAGGCTGCGGTCAACCTATTTGCAGTTGGAGTGACGTCCTTCTACATTGTGAAGGTGGATAAGGCGTCTATAGGTGCGGAGTCAATAAATGCAGGCAGCGCATTGGCCTTTGCCAACCATCCTGTAAAGGGTGGAACTGTGGTTTGTGCAACTTATACTGGGCAATATGCCTATGCAACACCACCTGCGGATCCTGGCGCAGTGAAGTTCGAGGTAGGGTCTGAAGGAGCGTTTATCTTCCTTAATGGCGCTGGGGGCAAGTCCGTGGCTTACGACTACTATAAGATGACTGAGTTAGAAGCAGCCATGAAGGATTATGAGCGGCTTGTGGATATTATCTACTTTGTGAGCTACACTTTGGGGACTGGTGGAAATGGTGGTGCGAATGCACAGGATTGGGGTATATTATCCCATATGGTGGATTTAGCGGATACCTACGCCTGGATAATGCCTATATGTGGCAGGTCAGACCAGTTAGCGACTATCCAGATGCTGGATCTTAAGGCCGGTGTGCTAACCTCCTACACGTCGAAGAATGTTATAACAATTGCCCATAGGAATTCGACGACAACCGAGGATATGGGCGCAATTCTCACGGCGAAAATGGCTTTAACTGTGCCGTGGGATAAGATGATGTGGAAGGTGATGCCTAACCTGACCTCTGCGAATATTATCCAGTTTACCAAGACTGAGGTTGCAAACTTCGAAGCTGTTGCTGAGAATGCACTTATACTCAAGCAGTCTCTTTGGAGGATGTCAG